ACGTTATCGTTTGAACCTTCAAAAATATACGTTCCAGATGTACCCGTAGAAACAACTTGAACCGATGCGCTTCTATAGCCTGATACATCCGTAGATGTAGCACCAGATGGGTCTGTTAAAATGTTGTTAACAATCGCTGTTTGCGCGGCTTGACCTGTTCTAAATAAGTCTGGCATAGCTATAGAAACCACTTGGTTAGATGCTATGACTACCCTTGGGGTATTTGCATCAGAAACACCCGAACCAAAAGTCTGATAGGCTCCTGTTGCTGGGTTTGTTGGCGTTGCTGGTAGTGGTTGAGTTGGTGTTAGTGAGTTACCACCATTGAATGAAGCTAAATCGGTTGATAATACTCCTGCAATAGATACAGGAACATCCCCAGATTGCGTAACATCTATGATTAATTCGTTGTTGACGTTCATTGATGGTGACTCAAGAACACCACCACTAAGAATACCGATTGATAAAGCGTTATCTTGAAACGGGGCAGGCATAACAGCACCTAAAGTTCCGCCGAATGAAGAATTTAAAAGGTTAACATCTAGTCCAGATTTGCCGCTAACAATATCAATAGAAGCTTTTGCTTCTTCTGTACCCACTGATTCATCATAGATAATCTGAAGAACATCAGTATTAGACATCCCCGCTGCACTACAGTTAAATGTTAGGGTTAGAATATACGTTCCGACTGTCCCAGAAAATGCTCCACCAGTAGGTGATAAAGTTCCCCCACCAGTAGCATAAATAAGAGTTTGACCTACTGATGTATTGATAACAGCCAATAGTCTTTTAGGATCAAAGTCAGGGTACACAGAAAAATCTATGTTATTAGATCCGACTGAGAAAGTATATTGAGTTGTGGGTAACATTCTTTTCATGTATTAATCCTATCCAAATATTAGAGCATTAACAATGCTACTTAAGTTTTGAGGTGCTGAAACAGGCATTTCATTTAAACTTGCTTTATAGTTTACTGACCCGTCAGTAAAGGGGACAAAATCACTAATTGTTGGTGTTGCTTGTGTAAGACCCGTAAAGTTGACTGGTGATGCATCTATTGAATCTGCAGTAAAAACTGCGTTAATAATAGAAGCTACTTGCGTTCCGTCTTGATACCATTTAAATCCGTCAACAAGGGTAGTTGCTGCATTAATAGCATTTGAACTAAAAAGAAAAGCCTCATCGTTTGGTATTGGCAATCCGGTAATGGTTGAGCCAGTAACACCAAATGATAAAAAATTAGACATATCATTTGTTGTTAATAGTGAAGCTATTCCATTTGGAGATATGTTTTTAATAAAAAGTAAAGGGGTGGTTCCTGCCAGTGTTACATCAATATCTAGCGCACCCGTCATTGTATCGCCAGCTTTATCGACTTTAAGATTCAAGGCTGTTTGAGTCGCAGTCGAGACAGCTTTGTTGGCATCACTAGTATTGTCAACATTTCCAAGACCTACGGCTGATTTATCTAGCGTTTGAAAAGATTTATCCCCTCTCCAATATTGCGCTGTTGTTCCAATTGTGATGGCATTTTCTTTACCATCCCAAGATGACTTTTCTGAGTCAGTTACAAATCGATATGAAGACGTTTGAACTATGTTGGCAGGATTAGTAGCATCTACGTTTGGTACGCTACCTAAGCCAACATCAGAGCTAATAAGAGTTTCATTTTTCCATAGAGAATTAGGCGCATCGTATTTTAAAACTTGATTATCAACTAATGATGAAATAGCGCAATTATGCAACTCTTCCAATTCGAAGCCGTTTTGTATTTTGACTTCAATTGTTCCCTGTGTTGGATGAGAACGAGTACAAAAACCTATAAACACCATGTGATCGGGCGCGGAAGGTTTTACCATTGTCATACCGCCCGCTACCGTAGGTGATAGCCATAAGGCCGAGCCGCCGGTAAATGCCGAGGTATTTAGATTGTCGGCCAGGCCAAATACTACTATTTCGCCGTTAGAATTATTCGAGATAGAGGTAGCCGTTATGCCGATAGTTTTTGTAGAGCCTAATTCAGTATTGGCCTGCGATAGGGCCAGGGTAGGCACGTTACCGGATACTCCGGAAAAATAAACTACTGTAGCGGCGGGTATTGTTACGCCTGTCTGGTTACGTGCAGTAGTAGTGAGCTTATTTGTAGCTGCGGAAGCTAGTAACTGCCAATAGCTAGTATTAGTGGGTAGGTTACCCGTACTAGGCGCGATGCAAAGGTATGATGAGTTACCATAACTCACGGAATCGCCTACGCCGTAGCTAGTAGCAGGATTATAAACGCCTGTAGGGTTTATATTTGTATTTATTTGCACTACGGGGTCTAGTAGTTTTACTATTTTAAAATCAGACATAAGTTAAACTCGCTCTGTTATCCCAAATTTGGTCATACCCTTCGGAAGCCGCCATAACCCTAGCATCGATAGAAATTTGCAATCTTCTTATTTTCCATTTCGGCTCGGAAGTTAAAGCGCCGTGAAGCCCTTCCGCGTAGTACATAGTACCCGCCGTTCCATAGTCAAAAATAAAACCGCTTAACTCTTCTTCCTCATTGCTTACTCTAATAGCAATTTTACCGGAGGGCGATTTTTTAAACCTGGCCCGCTCTAGCTCTTCAAATGCTATCTTTAAATTTTCGCTTTTATCGTAATCTTCGCTCATGGGTTAATACTAACGTCTTTAGTTTTATTTTTCTTCATTTTCTGATTATCTTTAGCGGCCTGGCCCATTTCTTTTAGGTTAGGGATACCGTGGCGCTTAATATCTATGAAATACCACGCGTAGACAAATGAGCCCTTCGGGTAAATCGTAATAATTTCTAGCTTAGAATCGGTAGCAATACCTAACTCTAATAGTGCTTTTTGTAGGCCTATTTCATTCTCGGCCCTAATGTATGCCGGTACTCTATCGCCGTAAAAACTCATAAAAACCCCTGAAATAAAAAAGGGGGCCCGTAAGCCCCCTTCGGATATCTAAATTTGATTAGACGTTAGCGCCTACGCTAGAAGCGGATTGCACTACCCATAGAGCATCTTGCTCTACGATTTTAAAGTTAAAGCAGCCATGCCATCCCATATTTACGAAACGGCTTAACTTATCGAATGGCCCTGTAGCACGCATTTCGATAGGCGATGATTCGGCGAGGCCGTAAGCATTGAAGCCTACGAAGTAAGAGTTATAAACATCTACTGCGCCCGCGCCTGCATCGGCGATAATTGTAGAAAGATTGTCACGGATTACGCGAAAACCTTTGTACATCCCTACTTCGTTACGTAGAAGAGCTTCCGGCATTGCATATTTATGCGCGTCAATCCAAGAATTAGCGCCTGAGCCTTCGCGGATATCGTGGATAACATCATCATGAGCAATCATAACGAAGTCGCCGCCTACTAGGCCGGGGACGTTTTTACGTGCCAATTTGTTAAAGATTGTACCCATGATAGTACCGCTCATGATGTCTGTAGCTGCTATAGTAGCAAGTGTTCCGCCTACGATGTACTTATTAGTAGATGCATCCATAGCAAGTAGAGCGAGTTTATTTTGTGAACGGCCTGAGTTAATACCTACTAGACGTGCAGCGGCTCTATCAACCATACCGCCCGTTTGAAGATTAGCGAGCTTCGTAGTAGTTACTACGTTACCGTACTCGGCAGGCGTAATAGTTACTTTATCGTCTACTAGAGCTTCCGAAGTTAAATCTTCTTTTTCAGCTAGAGGCGAAGTGGCCAGAGTCAAATGCTGATAACGAGGAAGATCAATAGACTTAGAGCCGATTTCTCTTTTAAGAGTAGCAAATTGAGCCGCTACGCCTTGCTCTTCGTATGCAAGTCTAAACTCAGTATCGTACTCAAGTTTAATAGAATCATCTACTTCCGCAGTACCCGTCAAATTAAGTGTAAAAGCCATGATATCCCTTCCTTTTTAATATTTCTGGTAAGCATCTACCGGCTTACCGTACTTGATTTTTAGAGCGTATAACTCTTTTTTATTACTAACTTTTTTTAACTCTTCTAGATACTTCTCATCGTTTGTTTTAGTATCTAGGTTTTCTTTATCGGTCTTTTTAGTTTCCGTATCAGGCATAACCTTTTTAGAAAACAAAAAGCCGTGCGTTTCTCTAACCTTGCCCACAAATTCAGATACGCCTTCGACTTTCATACTATCTTCATCGATTTTTAAAAGTGCCTTATGATCGGTTACTTTTAAAATCATATCAACGTCGTGAGCATCTTTAGCTACTTTAGAAACTTCGCTTCTAAGTTTTTCTCTTAGTACGGTAGAGGTAGTTTCGTTTAAGCGGGTAGAAAGTTTTTTGTTTTCTTCCCTTTCATTTTGCAATAGTTTTTGTAAATCGCCTTCGGCCTCGAGTTTCTTTTTCTCGGCTTCGCTTAATTTACTTTCAGCATCTTGCGCTCTAGTCTTAAACTTTTTACTTTCCTCTTCGATGCGTAGTCTAGAAGTATCCGCGTCGGCCTTCGCCGTTTTGGCTTCCTCTAATTCTTTTTGTAACTCTTCAATCGTCTTAGACATATAACCCCCCTTAGCCTTCGCTAATTTGGTATCTAACCATTCGGCTCGATACTATTAGTATTTTTCATTTCTCGTATTTAATCAAGCGTTATACTTGGCCACTATGCGGGCCACGCTATCCTTTAAACTTTTTAAAAGTACCTGAGTTAAACCGTAGTTAAATTCTTCCCCATTAATCGTGGGAAGTAAACGCCGGATAACCTTTTTCTTACTGGCCCCGCGCCTGTTATGGATATCGGCCAGAAAATCGTTAAATTGTACGCGTAGTACATAAGTTTTAGATAAGAGGCCGACGCCGAAAACTTTTAGGGAGTTATGAAGCTCGCCCGATAACTTTAAATTAACCGGCGTAATTTGTTTGCCCCATGCGGCCCCTAAAAAGTTATTTATTTGCTTTATGTAACTCGCGCTATACCTAACCCATTTACCTTGGCCTTTAACGGGCGAGATACTTTTATTCATATCTGATAGTAGCGCCTTACGAAATGTATTAGGCCCCTGCTTATTAAAGTCGGCGCGAATATCGCCAATGATAGGCGAGCCCTTTAATACTTTATCTAGGCCGGCGCTCTTCTTAATATAAATTGGCATTAACGCCGCCTACGTTGGGCATCTAGTATTAATGCTTCTATAATATCGTCGCTAAAAATATCAGAAGTATCTACGCTTATTAAATCGCCGGTAATATCGCCTATGCCTTGCTCTACCGAGTCGATTCTACCCGCTTTTAAATCTTCGGGCCTTACTCTATAGCCGTCTAAAATATCTTTTACGCCCGCCATAATCTTTACGTTAAAATTTTGATCGGCTTCGGGTATGTATCTACGTTTTGGAAACTCTTTAGATGAGGCCCATAGTTTAGCCTCAAAACTATGCTGATTATGCCCGTCGGCCTTCGGGGCCTGGCCGCTATCGCTAAAATGCCCTACTTTTATTTTATCCTGAGCTAAATTTTCTGTATTAGCTCTTAGAGAATCTAATAAATCGCCATATAGCTGCATGGTAGGGGTACGGTTACCGCCTTTAAATTCATCGGCGTAATCTTTATTAAGCTTACTCCAATTCTCGCCGCGTACAGGGCTCTTACCATCGCCGACGTTTCTTAAAATTTCTTCTATAAGGTAATCGCCTACCTCTTTTTTGGCCGCCTTAATATCCTCATCCGGTATTCTATTAAGGTCTAACGTAAGAATTTTAGAAACTTCTTTTACGCTACTCATCTAGTGGCTTATCCTCTTCGGGCTCAATTTCTTCGGCGTCAATTTCTTCCGTATCATTTTCCGGCATCATTTCGGCCATGCGCTTTTTTTGGATAGCTTCAATTTCTAATACCCGTTTCTTAGCTTCCTCTTCGGATAAATTCGGGTTAATAATTTGATGCTTCTCATGAGGAAGTAGTAGCCCTAGCTCTTCTCTAAGCTTGATATTATCTAAAGTTTCCTTATCGCTTATCATAACTTTAGGCTTCTCAAAATAAATCGTTAACGACTCGCTGTTAAACGTGCCTTTATTCATAGCATCTTCATAGCTCTTAAGAATATCGTAAATATCTTGCTCAGTATTTGAAGCATACAAATTTTGGTTAGTTTCTATAATATCTTGCGTATCCGCTTCGGAGAATAAACGGTCTAGACCGCTAGAGAAGTTTTCTACGCCTCCCTCTATCGCGCCCTTGGCCTTAATCCCATGCTCATCTAGGATATTAGTTACATCGAATTTTAATACTTCTAATTGGCCCGCTAAATCAGGCGATGCGGAAATATAACTGGCCTTAGTAGGTTTAGCGTCGGGCTTACTAGACTGAGGTAAGCTAATCGCCGTATGCATCCCCATGTGAACGTCTAGAAGTTTTTGCCCTTCCGGATGCTCTATAACTAATTGCCCGTGCCCTTGGTGAGCGGCGGCGGTTTTTAAGTCTGATAAACCTACGTTAAACTCTATAGATTGCGGGGCCAGGTTAGAGGCAATAGGGTAGGCGGGGGATTGCTCGCTTGATAGGTAAGAGAAAGGCAGGCGCGTAAGCCCGTGCGCTTTAATTTCGATAAAAGAAATTTCCCGCTTCATTACCTTAGTTTCTTGGTCTTTTCTGATAATGCTTCTAACTTTTACAAAATTAGTTTTATCCCAAAAAGAATATCGCTTAGACTGTTGGCCCATATCGCTAGAGGAATCGGCAATCATTTGATCTATACCGTCACTACTTCCGGCCTGGCCAGTTACGTCTGAGTCGGGGTAATTAAATACCACTACTACGGGCTCATAAGTTACTTCGTGTAAAATTAAATCGTATTCAAACGGTTGAAGAGCGCGAAGTATATACTTCCCCTCTATTTCGTCTTCTAGTGGGTTAATGTAGTTTAGCCATAGGCAAGAATATTTATGCTGATTAAAATACTTATCAAATTCTTTAAATGTCCTATCGAATTTAAATGCGTCGTAGATTTTATTTAATGATTCGCTTTCTTTTTCATTTTTAAGTGAGCGCGTAGGGCTCGCCTTGTACGCCTTACTAACCTTGCCATCTACTTTTTTAACTAAGGAAATATCTGATTTTCTAAATTTATGCCATGTTTTAGGGTATAGATATTGTAGGCGCTCTTCGACGTACTCTAATTGGTTACCCTCTAGACATTGGTAACTAATCCAAGCGTTTTTTTTACGGGTTATATTCTCATCGCCTTCAATTTCACTAATTAAAAGTGCCAAATGATCGGCGTTAGTAATATCGATTTTAGAATTATCAATTTGTAACATATTTATTCCTAGCTAAAAGTTATATCTTCCGTTTCGTTAGAGTGCCCATAAGTTTCTACGTAGTGTATCGCATACGTTACCGCCGTGCTAATATCCTGGCCCGTAGTAGTTTCATCTTCTAAATATCCCGCATTTTCTTTTAAGCGAGTATTTAAAAATCCTTCATGTACTACTTTACACCTTTTATCTATAAAAACACTTACCCGCCCTTGCGCGTTTTTAAGTTGGCCGTTTGCTTTATTATGCCTTTCTCTTAAAGGGGGGTTAGATAAAGGTACCTGTAGAGCGTAGTTAATGGCCTGGCCATCTTTACGATTATACCGGCGTAAGTAATCTTCGATGATAGAATAATCCGAGCTAGTACCTCTACTATCGCCGCGCTTACCCGTCGCATCGCCATGTATGATTATTTCAGGGTTATGGGGTAAATCTAAATAACCTTTACCCGCCCACTCTTCTAAGGCGTCTACTGTACGCGCGCCCTCTACCGCTACCTCATCTATAAAAACGTACTTTCTACCCCGTGGGTTATATTGAAGTAAGGCGCTACTCATGGGCTTACCCTTTCTTATGTTAAAGTCAAAAGTTAGGCGAAGCGGAAGCTCTTTATCAGGTTTAGTATTCTCTAGCTTAAAATGTACCTCGGGGTCATACTGATAATATAAAACGTCGGTATGGATATGTAGCCATTCGCCGTAGAGCATCCTGCGAATTAATTTAGCGTCGTATTTTTCTTTTAATCCCTCTATGTACCATGAGGGTAAAAAAGGGTTTTGCTCGGTTAGTGAATAGTACGTATGCCTATTAGTTCCCTTCCTAACTACGTTTTTATCGCGCTTACCGCCGTCTATAAAAAACTTATAGGCCGGATGATCGGGCGAGTCGGGGTTAGTGGCCCCTATAAAAATGTTTACGGGTACGTGCGGGCGCCTTCCTAAACGCGCTATAAGCTCATTAAAAAATTTCCAATCCTTAGAATCGTTTTCGGTTACCTCTTCTATGGCAATAAAAGATAATTCTAATGATCTAAATTTAGTGTATTTCTTATCATGCCATGATCTAGAAATGATTTCGGAGCCGTTAGAAAATCTTATAGAAGTTTCCGTTAAGTTAATAACGTAATCGACGCCCTCAATAAATGAATGATCTAGCATTTCAAGGATTTTTTGAAAGATAGTATCTTTTAAATCCGGCATAGCTTTACGGCCAATTAATGCTACTGCCCCGTCGTACTGAGTACAATGATCTATTATAAGCCAAGCCATTAACGCCGACTTAGCACTCCCTACCGAGCCCGATAGCAAGATATAATGGGGCCCGTTTCTAAAATCAAACTTTACTTTAATGTCATGTATTACCCTGTATTGATACGGGATAAATTTAGGATTGAAATCTAGGAAGGAAGGCGTTGAGCTAGTTTGCATTGTAGAAAGTATCTAACTCTTCTATTACATCGTAAAGAGAATGGTTAAAAAGGCGAGGGGCCTCAATGCCTTCAAACCATATTAAGCATTGGTTTTTATTTCTGGTAGGTATTATCGTAGCTATCATTTCCGGAAGTATAGCAATGGGCCTGGCCAAATGATCTTTTAAATAAATGTAATCAAATGGGCAATCGTTATCATCCATTCATTAAGTATAAGTATTTAAAAATTACATAGTAATTAATTTGAGCATTAGAGCAAATACGGCCAATGTAAACCCAAAAAGAAACATATCGAAACGAGTCATATTAAAGCGCCTTTTAATAAATTCAATGTATTACGTAATGCTGCGCGGTAATTATCATTATCGTGCGTTGCAGTAATTTAAGATACTTAAGGGCATTGACAGTTACCCATAATTATTACTTCCGTTTCCGGTATATTGTCAGGCCTGCCCGTGCCCCAACTATCGTAAGAAATATCGAAATATTCTTCATATCCGTATGCTGCTAAAGAAATCATTAATAATAAAATTATTAACTTAATCGTTTACCTCTTCGATAGCGTCCGGAGTTTCGTCTAACATATCCGGCGAAATATCTAATTTAAAGCCGAAGCCCTTTCTAGTTTGCTCGCCTAATTCTACTTCTTTTTTATCTGTCCAATTAAATCTATTCTTCATATTAAAAATCCAAGCCGTAGAATTTAACTGCGTACCCTTAGCGGTATGAGTAATATGATTGATTGCCGTCGCTTCCCAAAATTTTCTAGATAGTTCAACGCCCTGCTTTATGGCGCGGGAAAATTCGGGGTACTTTTTTTCCCATGCTCTTAAAGTATCGCTATCTATTTCTAAATGTCCCGCCGTCGCTTCCCTTGAGTAGCCTAGCCTCATAAAGTTAACTACCTCTTCACAAAACTCGGGTAAGTAATCCGTAGGCCTTCCTACTG